TTCGCCTTGATAACATCGTTGACCATATCAACGACATTCCATTTCTTGTCGGCGATGACTGCGGAAGCTTCCTCCAAGGTATTGCAAACCTTGTAATCGAAAGCTTTTTCGATTTTTTCGCCAGCCTGCGGATGACCGTCGGGAATGGCGAACGTGAACTTTCCAACCTTGCTTTCCATGTCTGCTCCTAACTTGGGCGAAATTGCCCACGAACGAAAACGATTCTATCACACGTGAACCGAGATGTCAACGAATTTCTCACCTACTTTGGAAAAAATGCGCCGGGAATTTGCGCAAGCTCTTGAACCGTTTTGTAAGTTCCCCATTCACCGCAGGCCCACGTAAAGCCATTGGCAAAACTTACATACTTGGCAGGGACATAAATGTAACGCGAAGTCCCTGCTGGTGCTTGGTCGATTGTGACTGTGATGTAATTCATACTATCATATAGAGCATACGGTATGCCAGTTATTCCGGAAGGAAATAGTGTGCAGATATACGCAATTATGCGTAATTTTGAACTGACAAAGGTTGTCACTTTGCCGACTTTTGTCAACCAAATAGTGGCATCACACATATGCTCAGATTTATAATATTATGCACATTTTATTTTTCTTATGCCAATTACAAATCCGGCGGGTTTACATTTTGGCACAGAATTGCACAGAATTGCACGATGGCATGGTATCTGAACTGCACATAATTATACAGAACTGCACACTTTATTTTTCATGCCAAGATTTACACAATTGCACATTGGCACGCGGTCTGAATTGCACATAGCTGCACACTAATGCACATCTTATTCTCCTTATGCCATACTGTGCAATCATGTGCAACAATGTCCGTGCCAGTGCAATAATGTGCATCTCTTCACAAAATTTCATCTCATTGCACACTATTACCCTTCACACCCCTATACACATCTGCACGTAGGGTCCCATACTTGCACACTTTTGCGCGATATTACAATCATCTGACTTTCTCAATATACTTTCTCCATAATAAAAATAGGGTCCCATATTCTAGGAATCCAGTAATAGAAGTAGATATAAGAAAATTGACTTTCAGTCTTGCCTATGATAGACTCACCATGCCTAAGTCTGGACTGAATTTCAGTTTCCGGAATTAAGTTGACAGTATTAAAGGAGAATGAGAGATGCCAGTCACATTAACGATTACCGCAAAGAGCGGACCTAATCTAACTAATACAGCAGCAGTATTTCAGGGAAATGCACTACTTCTATTGCCTGATAGAAAAATCTGTCAGCTATTTACAGGTGGGGACACAAATAGTCCGCCTGATAAAGAATTCGACCTAACTGGAACAACTACTATGACTGCTACACTCGCGGGAACCGCGGGGACATTGGCTGTTACTATCTCTTAATTCTTGGGAAAGAAAAAGGAGATAGGAATGAATCCACAGCTAGCTACACTACTTTTAAGTTTTGTGCAGAAAGAAATTCAGGCTAATCCTCAGTTAGCTGGTAATTTCTTGAAGCATATTCTTGACCAGAAGAAAGTAGACCCAAATATTGAAGCAATTATTGTTGAAGCTGTCGATACCTTCCTTCCAATAATCCTCTCAGGATTGAAACCATAATGGATACAGGAGTTCCGGATTCTGAGACTCCTGGCAAAGTAACGCCAGTAATTCCAGTAGAAACAGTAATAGCCGAACCTGAATTGAAACTTTCTCCAGAAGGACTACCAGCTACATCAAAAGATTGTTTGACATTAATGAGTAAGATTCTTAAAGAAGAAGGCGATGGTTATGAATCCAATATTGGCGTAACAAGTCAATACTGGGTTCTCAAGAATACACATCACAGATTGAAGCAAGAAGGACTATAATCATGCCAATGGGCATTGTTAATAATTCCGAGTTCGAGAAGGAATTGAATAATCTCACTCCTCCATCTCCTTCTCCTAAGAAGGAATTTGAAATAGTAGATATGCCAGCTAAAGGTAGAGGAAATAATCCAGAAGTCCCCGATGCTTTAAGAAAAGTAATTGGAGAAACTAGTGCTATTCACGGACGCGAAGAAGCAATAGAATTCGCAAAGAACTTCGGAATAAGTCCTTCCTCAGTATCCGCCTACGCTAACGGTTCAACATCTACAACAACTTATGATGAGCGTCCAAACGCGAATCATATTAATGGGGCTAAAGAGCGCATTGGAAAGAAGGCTCTTAATAAGCTTGCACTAGCATTAGGTGGAATTACTAAAGAGAAATTATCTGAAGCTAATGCTAGAACATTGGCTGGAATAGCAAAAGATATGTCAGCAGTAGTTAAGAATATGGAACCGGACGCGAAGTCTCCAACTATTAATGAGAATGGACCCCAATTCATTTTCTATGCTCCGCAATATCGCAAAGAAGAACATTACGATGTTGTTCAGGCAAAGGAGTAATTAATGCCTACACCTAAAGCAGCAGTTGGATTTCCTTTTCTATTATCACAGAATGTGATAACAGCACTTCCGACTGATGGATTGTATCGTCTTACTTGTGATGATGCAACTGCTACATTTCAAGTAAGTAATGACCCTACCTTCGCTGTAAATACATCTGCAACATTATCTGGTGGTGGCTTTGATAATGCTTTTGCATTCATTCGTGTCACTAATAAAGATGCAACAATTTGTTGCAAGAAGTGGCACGCATAATGACTATACTAGATTTTGGAACTCAGATAACTATGCCTCAGAATCAAATCTTTGCACTTCCTTCTGATTCTGTAGCTCAAATTAGTCAATCACAATTTGGAGCTAATACTTTTGATACTTCTAATGACCCTGCTTTCGGTGCATTTGTTCAGACTGGTGGTAGTCAATTTGTAGTTGGAAGAGCATTCATTCGTTGTAATGCTGGAAACGCAATAGTAAATGTAGTCAGGGCTGGTTAACGCCATGATTAAACTAACTAAAGTAATAAGTGGCTATATGCCACCCGAATCAGGACCATTCGAGTGTGAGTATTGTCATTACTTTGATGGTAAGCATGACTGTGAATTAGTAGAAGGTGATATTGAACCTGATGGATGTTGTAATCTATTTACTGAATCGGGTAAAGCTGGTAAACCCGAGGAGGAATTAGAAGATGAACATGAACAAATTGAACTAGAGGATGAATGAGTTTCGATAAAGGTTTTTGGAAACCAAATCGAAAGCAAGAACAATTTCTTGCATTACCTACTTCTATCTTTGAGGGATTGTATGGAGGAGGTAACGCTTCTGGTAAATCTGACGTTCTACTAATCTACGGACTAATTCATCGATGGCATGAGAATGCTAAATTCAAACAAGTATTCATGCGTAGAACTTATCCTGAATTACGTAATGAAATAGTGCCGCGAAGCCGAGAAATTTATCCAAAGTTTGGAGCAGTATTCAATAAGACTGATATGACGTGGACTTTTCCACGTTCAGATGAATATGGTGGGACTGGACAAAGAACTGGTGCAATGATATTTCTCGCACATTGCGAGGAGGAGAATGATGTTCACAAATACGATTCAATGGAAATCAACTTGTTCACTCCTGACGAACTCACAACTTTCACCGAATTTATTTACCTATATATTGGCTTTACTCGTGTTCGAACATCTGACTCCAATCTACCAGCAATTATTAGAGCTGCAGGAATGCCGGGAGGAATTGGGCATACATTTACCAAAAAGAGATTTGTAGCGCCCTATCCTGATGGTGGTAGGATTATTATCGGGAAAGGTGGAGTAAAGCGAATTTATATTCATTCCACCGTTGCCGATAATCCTCATGCTGACCCTGAATATACAAAGAGATTAGATGGAATACCAAATGAAGCTGAAAGAAAGGCGAGGAAATTTGGAGATTGGGACGCATATCAAGGACAAGTATTTGATGAATTCCGTGATAAGCATTATCCTGATGAACCAGATAATGCACTACATGTAATTTCACCATTTGAAATTCCTGAATGGTGGCCTAAATTTATTATTGGTGATTGGGGTTTTGCTGCTATGACCTACATCGGGTTCTATGCAGTAAGTCCATCAAAACGCATTTATCTCTATCGAGAACTCTATTGGTTAAAAACCAAGATTGAAGAATGGGCACCAGTAGTTCGAGATTTAAAAGATAAGGAGAAGCCTAGAGTCATTAAGTTCTGTCGCTCTGCCAATCAAGATAGAGGACAAGAACATACGATTCAGCAACAAATTGAATCTGCACTCGGATGTCCAATTGAACTTTCTTCTAATACACCGGGAAGTCGTATTGCCGGCAAAATGCTTATCCACGAATATCTCCGATGGAGAACAAGACCCACTATCCCTCAGTCCGATATGCCACAGTATTCAGAGGAATACGCAATGTGGCTGTTACGTAATAAAGGGCTTGAAATCTACAAAGA